CTAGCGATCGATGCACGTCCCGGCGATCAGTCCTTGCTGCTGGAGGGTGCAGACGTAGCCTTGGAGGTAAGCTGCTTTTGCCCGGGCGTCGGCGTCGGCGTCGTCGACGATCCCGAAAAGAGCGCTTCCAAACGCTGGTGATAGCTCGGCTGTGCCACTGGTGCCATCGCCCACGCTGCTGGCGCCGGTCCCTGTACCTGAGGCGTTGCCACCGCCTGCGGCGGGAGTGTAGTTGGTGACGGCGATCCGCAGCCGGCGAGCGCCGTCAGCGATAGCAGCGCGATTTTTCGCATTGTCGGCTTCATGGGCTTCTTTCTCCAGAGTGAGTTGGGTGTCGAGCGTTGCGATCTTGCCGGCCGCGACGCGCCCGTCGGCGATGGCTTTCTGCTCAGCCGCGAGCGCCGCGTCAGACACGGCCTTCAGTTGTTTCGCGTTCTGCTCGTTGTCCTGCGCGTGCGCCGCGCGCTCGGTGGCCAGCTGCGCGCCGTAGTGGTTGGAGTCGAGCGCGTGCGTGCCGCTGGCGCCGATCGCGATACCGAGGAGCGCGGCGCCGAGGCCGGTGATCAGATAAGGTGACATCTCATTCTCCCAGGCACGCGGCCCGCTCAAGGTTGCGGCGTTGGACGATCCCCCCGCACCGGTTCGCCACGATCGCGCAGTCCTTGCCCGCGACGAACCGCCAGCGATAGAACTGGCCGCACGCGGCAGGAAACTGCTTCTTCACGTACATGGCTCGCAGCGTCGAGCCTTTGTAGTTCGCGAGGCCGATGTTGTACGTGAGGTCGATCGCGGCCACCTTCTGCCCATCGGTCAGCGAGTCGAACCCGGGCGTGATGCTGCGCACGGCTTCGGCGTAGTCCGCGAGCCGGTCGCCGAGCATCGCCTTGCACTCGCTGAGCGTGTACGGGCGCATCTTGACGGTCGTGTCGCCGAAGCAGACGGTCTGCACGTCACGCGCGAGCACATCGTTGTATGGCCGAAGGCTCACGCCCTCCTGCGACGCCGTAAGGCCGATCAGGGCGCTCGCCGCGGCCGCGCCGATGATGGCCGCAAGCGTTCGCTTGCGCGGCGGCTGGCGAACGTCAGTCATCGTTCTTTTCCGCGAGCGACGGCTGCGACGTGTATGCACCGACAAGACCGATCGCGGCGATACCGGCGCTGATCAGCAGCACCAGCCAGAGCGGCAGACGGTCGACGAATGCGCCCGGCAGCGCGGACCAGATGGCGGTGAGCAGCGGCGCGATCGTGCCGACGATAAGCGCGCGCACCGAGTTGCGCTTATGCGCGGTGCGCCAATAAGAGACGAGGCTCATGAATTCACCTTCGATTTGAAAAAGGCCCACAGCGCGAGTCCGACCATTACGATCAGCGCCCACAATCCTTTTTTCGCTAATTCGGCCCGCAGATCGTTGTAAAACTGCTCTCTCGCTTCGAGCTTTCGAATCAGGTTTTCGTGATATTTGCGATGACTTATCCAGTCCCCACCGGGAAAAGCATCGTGGAGATCATCGACGCGCCGTATCACTTCTTCGACTTTCCTGTCGGTCACATCAAGGCGCGTCACATTTTCGCTGTGGCGCTGAGCCTGATCATGCTGAAGCTCGCGTATTGATTCGACGACTTCCTTCCAACCGTCCATTAATGCCCCGGTGATTTTAAGCGATTAGCCGTCGTGAAAAATCGGCATTATTTACGCCTATAACATAAGCGTCGTTTATCAGATGAACAGGATTATCCCGCAATTAATCCAATGATTTTCATCGGATTAAAAGCAGCTGTTCGGGATAATCGGAGGCGCCGGGCTGGACGCGCGGCCGGTGAAAATTGCCCTTGACGAACAGACCCATGGGGTCTAGATTTCCGCACTGAGGCAGCGCAGTCGCGCAGCCCGCCAACCCGAAAGGATGAATCATGAAGCCCACATTTCGCGTGCGCTTTCTGCGCGCTGCAGACCATGCCAATAGAATTCGAACCACCCTCAACGAAAGACCTTGCAGATCTCAAAGCCCTGCGCAAAGCGACCGGCAAGGAAATGGCCGAGATGTTCTGGCTGGGCGGCGATCACCAGTGGCGCAAGTACACCGGCGGCCAACAGCCGCGCGAAATGAGCCCGCAAATGGCATTTCTCGGGGCGGCCAGGATGGAACTGACGGAAGAAGAGTTCAATCGTGTCCTGCGCCGGATGGCAACCTTCGGCGCGCACGTGCGCCAGGTGCCCGATGGAGAGCCGCAGCTATAGCAATGTCGCTCGGCTGTAGCGCCGGGCTCACAGCATGTGGTGGCGGGGGTGGCAGCTCTCCCGCGACGGTCAGCCAATCGGTGCCGGCTCCGGCCGAGCCTGTCGCGATCGACTTCGAAGGGGATTCAACGTACTACGGCACGCAGATGATAAACGGCGTCGTGACGCGGACCGCGAACAATCCGCCGGCACTACTGCAGCAATTGTTCGGAACAGGGGTCGCCGTCACAAACAGTGCGGCCGGTGGGGCGACAGTTGTTGAAGCTCTCAATGGCATAGCGCCGCGCTATGCAACCACGCTTTCCGCTCGTCTTCAGACACTGAAGCCGCAGTACGTGGTCTCAAACTTCGCTATCAACGATTCGCTGCATGAGGCTGAATCTGATTACCTCAGTGGCCTCGCCGCATGGATTGCTACAGTCCGTGCAAATGGCGCAACGCCGATATTGGAAGAACCAAATCCCGTGTGTGACGGGAAGGCTCCCAATCTCGACCAGTACGTCTACGATCTTCGGCAGGTCGCCGCACAGCAGGGTGCGACGTTGATCGCCCAATACGATTACATCAAGTCGTTGCCGGCCTGGGAGACGATGCTGACGGACTGCGTCCATCCGACTGACGCGCTCTATCAAATCAAGGCACAGCGCGAATATGCTGTTCTGAAACCTCTTGTCGGCTCGCCGTCGTAGCGGCCGCGTATACGGGCACTGGTAACATTCCCGAAATCCTGGGGCTTGAGTAATGCAACAACAAGTAGTAGTGGGCCAGCGGCGCCTGGTTTTTCTTGATGGAATTCGTGGCTGGGCGGCGCTTGCAGTCGTGTTCTACCACCTTCTACCGACGTTCGTGCTCACAGTCAGTGAGCAACACTCGATACGTTGGTTGATGCCGCTCATGGATGGCACGCTCGCCGTCTACGTTTTCTTCGTGATTTCCGGCTTTTCGCTTTCCATCGCGTTCGTGCGCTCCGGGTCGAAGCGCGGCATTGCGTCTCTTGCTGTAAGGCGATATCCGAGACTTGCTATCCCGATCCTTGCCGCATCGATATTGGGATTCGCAATGATGCGCTTAGGCCTCAACGCAGCGCCCCAGCTGGCCGCGTTAACCGGCCGTACAAATTGGCCGGTCGCTGCATATCAGTTTCACGAGACGTTCGGCGATGCCATTCGTTTCGCGCTTTGGGACGTGTTCTTCCACTATGAGTTGATGCACTCGTACAATCCCGTCCTGTGGACAATGAGCATCGAACTTGCCGGAAGCGCCATCATTTTCGCTGCCTTAACCGTGCTAGGGAGAAGTCCCGTACGATGGTTTGCGTACGGTGCCCTCTGGGTCGGATGTGTTGCCATGGACTCCCCCTTTTCTGCTTTTATCGCCGGCATTGTTCTCGCGGAAATCTACGACTCAGGAACACTCCAGAGGTTACGATCGTCGCCCTACTCCGTACCGATATCAACGGTACTGATTGCGATCACATGGTACATATCCACTGTGCAGCGGCACCTTTATTCTGCAACGACAACGATATCGATTCTCGGCACGATCCTTGTCGCATCGGTCTTGGTGAACAACCGATTTATTGGCGCAATGGAAACTCGGCTTTCCCACAAACTCGGGCTGCTGTCCTTCCCTCTCTACCTGACCCACGTCGTGATCGTTTGCATCGTGGGGTCGCGGTTGGGCATATGGTTGATCGGATTTGGCATCAATGGGTTTGCACTTGCAGCGCTCGAGCTTCTGGTCGTGGTACCGCTTTGTATTGGCGGAGCACTCCTATTCTATCCAGTAGAGTTGCTAGCTGTAGAAACCGGGAGGAGACTGGCTCGAGTTTGTGGACTCAGCTCAAGCGCTAACCTCCCGGGCAAACCGGAATCCTAGGACGCACCTAGGTGCCCACTGGATATTCAGGCCTGACCGGAATGGGCTGCGTGGCGTCTCCGGATGCTGCGCCCGCTATTGCGCGCAGCGCTTTCCGATATGTCACCCACTCGGCAGGCAAAGGAATGGATTCCTCAAAGCAACGCAACAGTGTGACGTCTGAATTGTCGAGAGCAACCTTGGCATCCTGCTGACGTACGGCCCAATCGGCCGCCGCCCGTTGCACTTTCATCTCGTCTTCTGTCAGCGGCGTCGGCGCAACAAGTTCACCATTCGCAACGGTGTACCCAGAACAGCTGATGCACGCGCGCCATTCATCTTCGGTGATCTCTATGACGTTGGCGCCGGCTGGCGCCGGGCTATCCACGTCATCATAGTAAGCAATGATGTTGCCGGACGCGTCATACGCTGCTAGTTTCTGTCCCATGTGATGTGCCTCAGTTGCCGATTGCGAGCCATGTATAGGATGAGTTAGATGCGACTGATCCTGCCTTGAATATTAGAAGTTGGTTCAAACCAGAAAACGAAATGGAGCATAGATCTGACGCAATCGGGTTCGCACCTATCGAACGCGTAGCGACCGCCGAAAATGCGTTATTTGGAAATGCAATCGGCAATGTAACGGTTACGCTTTGGGTGCTTGAAGGAATGGCCGTTGTGCCCCACTGAATGATCAAACCGTTGGGCAATTTGGTATAGCCGTTCGCGCCGATTGATGCTGCGAACTGCCCAAGGTTGACTGGGTGCTGGCTCTGCGTCGCCGCCGCGACGTTCTCGGGCAACTGCGTGATGTTCGTGCCGTCGCCGGTGATCTTCGTGGGTGAGCTGTCCTGCGGGATAGCTACGCCGGATCCTGCCGAGGTCTTCGCCGTGACTGTGAACGCACCGGTCGTGTTGTTGATGACGTTCCACTCGCGCAACCACGTCGGGAAGATGATCTGTACGTTACCCGTCAGCGTGCCTGCGAGAGTAATGCGGTTCTTCGCAGCCTGAGCCGGCGTGAGAGTCACGTTCGCGTTGGTAAGCCCCGTCACAGCAGTGACGCCGTAAGCGCGGCTTGGAACCCACTTCGTGCCCGGGCCAGTGTCCGGGTTGTCCGTGTTGCTGTCGTTCAGGCTCAGCCATGCGCCCTGAAGATCAGCGCTCATCAACTCCGCGCCCGCCGGATAGCCGCTCACGTTAGCGTCCGCGGCGAACGTCGAACTGAACGCATATCGGCCGCCGCCGTGCGCCCAGCGGATCGACGCGGTGATCAGGTTCAGCACGCCATTGAAATCGGCGCCCGCCGGCGGCACACCGCCCGCGGCCACCGGCGTGAACGTGAGCGGCGGAAAGCCGTCGTTTAGCGACGCGGCACCTGGCGTAATGCTGATCTGTGATGCTTCCGGGATAACGTTCTTCGTGCCGTTGGCCGCAAAGGCGAGCGGCACGAGTGTTGGTGTCTGACTAGCTTGCATTCTGTGCCCCAATAGAGAAAGTGCCCTGCCCAAACGGTGCCGCGCTGGCCGTACCTGCCTCTGCAAAACCGAGCACGTTCGGCACCGGAACCTGAATCATCGACGCGAGGACGCCTGTCGGCCGCGGCAGCGCTCCAGACTGGGTGACGATCGCCACCTCGAATGGCTGCATATAAAACTCGAACGTGTAACGCATCTGCATGTTGCCGAGGTCGTTGATATAGCAGCGGCCCCGGCCAGCGAAGAGGTTTTGCAGCAGGCGGTTGTAGCTCGGGATCGAACCGTCGGTGATATTGGCCAGCGCTTTGACGAGGATCAGCGTGCGGAACGCATCGTCCGAGAGCGAATAGTTCTGCGTGACCGGATTCCCGGAGTAGAAGACGCCCGAACCGAACGGAGTGGCGCTGAGCGTGCCCGCCTCGGTGAAACCGAGGTCAAGTTCAGCCGAGGGAATCTTCAGGATCCGCCCGTTATCGAGGCCGACGATTTTTCCCCAAATGTCGAGGCCCTTACCAACTGCGCTGTCGATATCCCAGATATTTGAATAGAACGCGTCAATATCCGCCGACGGATCGATATAGCCGTTCATATTCTGAATCAGCTGAACGATCGTAGGGCTATTCGCATACTGACTGATAATCGTCTGCTCGACGTTATCCATAATGCCGCACCTGAAAATCCAATTCCAGAATCATACGAGAGTAACGGCGATATTATTCGCGGACAGCGTCGGAATCTGATTGATATTCACACCGACCGAGTTCTGATTTGCAGTCACCGTCCCGATTTGAACCGCGATTAATTCGACGTTCGGATTTATGTTTTCGATGCCCGGGTAATAACGGCTCGCGTAAATCGTCCGGCCGATGCGCGCGCGCTGGCCGCCGTCCGCACCAGTGAAGGCCGCGATGATTGCGTTCTGAACCTGCGTGACGATGTCCGACGGCAGGCCGGGCACATTGGCGATCTGGACCGCGAACAGGATCGGCAGCGACGCGGCGATCTGATAGCTGACCTGGTACGCGGGATACGGCGCCGTGTAGCCGTCGGTGTCGTAGACCGTCACGGTCGTGCTGCCGTTGTAGTTGCACCCTGGGCCCTTCTTCGACCAGATCGCGTTCGCAATGTCCTGAGCTGCCCCGCCGGCGACGCACACATAAAGCGAGTTGGGCAGCAGCGAGACGCCGCCGACCGTGGCCGCCGTGCCGAGCGGATTGTCGACCACATAGGCATCCAGCACGTTCGCGACGCTCAGCACCGCGCCACGCACGGACGGGACCGAGCCCTTCGAGTTGAGCGCCACCGACTGCCGGCGGCGATTCTCGAAGTCCGCGCGCGTCTCTACGTCCGAGCCCAGCACGCCGTCTGACGCGTTCGAGATCGAATCGCAGCCCGGGATCTGCTGGTAGATTTTCAGCGAGCCGGCCGGGCACGCGATCGGCCCGGTGACCGCGCACGCAAACGGCAGATCGATGCTGCCACTCGCCGGGATCACGCCGGCCTGCGTGCAGAGGTAGATGTTGCCGTCGGTCGTGCTCTGCGCCTTCACCCCGACGGGGATCGGCGTGTTGACGAGCCCGCTGCACGTCGCGGTAACTGCCGTCGGCTCGGCGGGATTCCGGTCGATGAAATAGATCCGTCCGATCGCGTCCTGAAACCGGCCGTCGGCCTGGTCAGGGTCCACGCCGTTGACGACTTCAAGGATGTCGTCGTTCTTCGCGCCAATGATGGCCGTCACGCTCGAGGCGAGTTGCCCCTGCGGCGTTTTCAGATTGGGCGTGCCATCGGCGTTCGTCGTGTTCATGTTGCCGCCGAACGCGGCGTTGGTGTCGGCGAACACGCCGGTGAGGATTGCTGACTCGTCGGGAACCACCGGACCGCTCGGGGCCCAGTTGATCGACGGTACGCTAGAGCTTGGGGTCGACATTGTGGTGACCTCAGAAAGTGACGGGAAGAGTGATGCCGCTCGACGTGGTCACCTGAATCGTGCCTTTGATCGTGCGGCCCTTGAATGAGGTAATCGTCGCGCTCGCCTTCACCACCTCATTGACGGTGAGCGCGGCCTGTTCGATGAGCGACTGCAGCAACTGCAGCGGCGGCGACTGGCCGAGCACTTCGGAGAAGTACGGCACGCCATCCGCGGTGTTGAACCAGCACTCGCCCTGGAACGTGCGCACCGCGCTTGCGACATCCTGCGCGAGCGAATACGGGTCGCTCGCGAGCGCGATGTTGCCGTATGCATCAAGGCACAAATCCCACGTGGTTTGATCGAGAAGAAGTGTCGTTGCCATGGTTTCTCACTGTGGCGGTCCACCGAGCCCGGAGCCGCCCGAGTTCGTGTGCTGGTGCGTGCTGTCAATCGCATGGCCGTTCGATGTAATCGTGCCGATGAACTGCACGGCGCCGCTAATGACCGAAGCGACCCCGCTCGCGATGCTGCCGGTCATGCCGCCGAGCCACGACAGCAGGCCTTGCACGATGACGGTGCCGCTGAATCCGGACTGCGGCGAGTTGACGGTGAATGACGTCGATGCGTCGACTTCGACGAGCGGCGCAGAGAGCGTGATCTTCGTCGGCGACACGACGCCGATGCCGGCCGCAGAGAAGCGCACATACTGCTGAGGCACGCCGTTCAGATAACCGCCGATATAGAGACCGTCGGCCGCATCGAACTTGCGCTTCGAACCCGGGTTCGCCTGCGCCTTCGTGGACTTCACGGCGGATATGTCCCGGTCTGCAATCACGGCCAGACCGATGTCGCCCACCTTCGGGTCGAGGATCACCGCATCGGTCCCGCCCTGCAGCCGGAAATACGGCAAGTTGTGCACCGTGCCGTGCGGCACGGCGTTGTCGTCGCCGTCGAGTTGATTGACAAGCGGCAGCACATCAACGAAGCCGACCGGGGAAAGGTCGCCCGCGTTCGTCACGGCCAGCACCTGTACGAGCTTCGCCGTGCTGATCTCGGCCAGAACCTGACGGATCAGGAACAGATGCTCGTTATACGGCGAGCCGCCCGATGTCGCATCGGCAGCGCCGCGGTAGCCTAACTGATCATTGCTCATTGATAGGCACCGCCAGAATCGTCGTGAACCATTGGCCGTTTGGCGTCTCGGTCTGCAGCGAGTGCGACACCTGTAGTACCGTCCACTTTCCGCACGCAACCCGAAGCGAGCTCTCCACCTGCACGACGCCGCCCGGCTTGACAGACGGATTGAATAGCGTCGTGAGCGCGAGGCCGTTGCTTGCGAACGTCGGGTAGCCGACCATGCCGGTGTCCGGCGAGATCAGCGGCACGTCACCGCCGCGCGAGCCGTTCTTCGGCCAGATCGCGAGCGTGCCGCGGTCGATTGCGAAATAGATGTCGGCAGCGCGCGCACATGCGCGGACCTGTGCGAGCGCGGTGCCCGGAAAATACGGGCTCGCGAGCTGCACGGTCACCCCGTTGTTCTCAAACGCAAGACCCATGGTCTGCGCGAGGGTCTGCATGATCGTCGCGACGTCGGCCGAGCCCGGATAGCTAAGCGCATTGACGGGCTTGAGAGCCGACGCGAGACCGCCGAGGCCGGTGATGTTCAGCGGGATTTCAGGAGCGCCCTGAAACTCGCCCCACGCCTGCCAGATCGTGCCGCTATAGATCGTTTGCAGGCCGGTCTCGTCATCGCCGGCCGCGACCAGCACCGCGTTGTTGAACATGATCGCCGAGTTGATCGGGCCGATCGTCGTCAGCTGGTTGATCATGTCGAGCGGCAGGCCGAAAACACGCAGCTGCGCCTGCGGCATCGCCTCGCCTCCGTAGACCTGAATGCCGGCATGCACGCGCAGACCAGACAGCGTGACCGTGTTCGCGCCAGAGTCGCCGAACTGGCCGGTACCGAGCGTGATCGTCAGGTCGATGCGTTTGCGAGTGAAGCTCATGTAAGGTCGCTCGCCTCAAGGTAGACCAGCTGGTAGCGCGCACCGAGACCGTCGTACGTCGGATCGGCGACTCCCTGCGTATCGAAGAAAGACAGGTCGCCGGTGAAGCCGAGATACGATTGACGCACGATCAGCACGCGGTCGCGCGCAATGACGCCGGTGACGATCGGTTCATTGTTGACGTACAGGTCGAGATAGACACCCGTCGTCTTCTGATAAACCTTGATCTGGCAATTCTGGCCGCCGAGCAGTGTGCTCAGCTTCTGCGACGGCACGGCTGATAGAGGTACGGTCTTCATCAGAGCACTCCTGAGACAGGACCGTACAACGCTGCGAGCGACGCGCTCGGCGTGGGCGACTGCACCTGCCCCTGGCTAACGGTGTCGGCAGACGCGGGATTCTGCACGTTGTCGAATGCCGCGGTGGCGTTCACGCGGATCTCCTCAATATGCAGATCGACCTTCAGCAGCGTCGCGCCGTCGCGCTGTTCGCGCCGGTAGTCGTAAGCCACGATGTTCGCGTTGTTGTAGACCACCTCGGGCATGACGATGCTGTAGAGGTTGGTCGACTGCTTCGCGAGCTCGATCGCCGAGATGAAATTGGCGCGCCGCTGCTCATCACCGCCGCATACCAGGCTGACGACGGACCCATACGGACGCTGCACCTTGTTGTAGGACTGGAAGGCGCCCTGCTCCAGCGGATAGTCGGGCACGTTCGAATCCGCGCGATACTGCACGGCGCGCACGCTGTCGGCGATAGCGACTGGTTGATTGCTCGAATCAAAGACTCCCCACACCGGTTTTGCGAAGCCGAGCGCAAGCTGGCCGAGCCCCGCGTTGATGAGCAGGCTGTTCACCTCGGTGACGACTGGCGTGCCGGCGAGCCGTGCCAAAGCGGGAACGCCAGGCAGCGCCGGGACGTTCGGAAATTGCGGTACCGGAAGATTCGGCATCGGCATCAGCTCACCCCCGTGTTGGCCTGCGGCACCGTGAAGCTGAATTTTGCAAACTCATGCCCGAGATCGCGCGCGATACCCCTCGCGTCGGTCGCCTGCGTGTGGATAGTGATCGGCCCGTTGATGTTGGTTTCGGCGGTCGTCGTGCTCGTCGACGTGTTCGACGTGACTGGAGCGACGTCTCGCGCGCCCACGGTCTGCCCGGCGATCTTCGCGGCGTTAGCCTGTCCGATGGATGCATAGAGGTCCGATGCGGAACGGGCGCGTGCCTGCGCCTCGCCTTCGGTGTCCGCTGGGCGTTCGTAGTAGCGCGAGACGATCGCGCCCGCGTCGAGTGCGTTGGTCGTATTGCGCAGCCGCTTGCCGGCGGACTGCTCTTTGCCCTGCGTCAGTTCGTAGTTCGCAAATTGCAGTTGCTGGTCGAGCGTGGACTTGCGAATGTCGACGCCGAAGAGTTTGCGGAATTCTTCCTGACGGTCTTCGTGCCATTGACCGATGCCGTAGGCGTGACCGTTATCACCGACCGCGCGCGGGTCAAGCAGACTTTCCTTCCAGAAGTTCGCGATCACGCCCGACGACTGCTCTTTCGACCAGCCCATCTGCATGAAGCGTGCGACGGCCGCCTGCGCGGCCGGGTCTTTGGCGACGCCGCCGCGGCGCTTGTCGCCGACCGGGTCGCCCTGCCACGTGTCGCCGGGCTTCGGACGGTGCTTTGCGACTTCTTCGTCTTCGCCCGCGTTCAGGCTCTCGCTGTGCAGCGCCAGACCGGCCACGCCGAGCAGCTTGGCAAGGACCGGCAGCGCCGCGGCGCCCGCCGTCGAGACGCCACCGAGCGCCCCGCCGAGCTTCAGGAACGCGCCGGCGAGCGACAGGATGCCCGACGACATGGACAGCACCTTGAGCGCAGCCAGCGCGATCAGCACGTTCTTCCAGCCACCGACCGAGTCTGCCGCCTTGTCGGCCCATTCGACGAAGCGCTGAGCGGCGGCCACGGCGTTATCCACCCAGGCGCTGATATCCGCTTTGTGGTCTGCGACCCAGTCGGCCATCGCCTGGAGCTTCGTGAGCCACTTTTCGAAGATCGGCATCAGCTCGAGCAGAATCGTCGTGCCGACGTACTTCAGGCGGTCGCTGAAGTCGAGCCATTCGTTCTTGAGTTTGAGCGCCTGTTCTGCCTGCTTTTCGGTGATGGCCGAGTTCTTTTCCTGCGCGGCGACGAGCGCCAGGATCGCCTGCGGACCCTGCTTGATCAGGTTGAACTCGCTGTCGCCAATGCCCATCTGCTGCGCGACAAGACGCGCGCGGCCCGGATCAGTTTTGAACAGGCCGGCTACTATGCGCGAGCGCGCGAGCAGATACGAGTTGCCGTCCCTAAGGTCTTTGACCGAGCCGCCGAAGCGCAGAAACCATTGCTGCGAGTCGCTGACCTGACCGAGCTTGAACTTGGCGACTTCCTGCTGCGACGCCTGCAATGCGGAGGTGATGCCTTCGGCGCTGCCACCCGCGCGCTCAGCTGCGCGCTGCCACGCCGACAGATCCTGAGTGCTCATCTGCAGGTTCTTCGCCATAAAGCCGAGGCTGGCCGCCGAGTTGATTGTGCTCTCGGTGAAGTTCTTGATGCCCATGCCGGCGGTGAAGATTGCTACCAGCGCGAGCACTTCATTGCGGACTTTCTGGAAGGACTCTGCCGCGCGTTTGTTAGCCGCCTCAACTTCCTTCGCGGCGGCCTTCTCTTCAGCGGTGAGGGTCTTGGTGGCCTTGGTCGCGTCAGCCTTGCTGCGCTTGAACCCGGAGAGGTCCAGGCCGAGAGTGACGACGAGCGCGTCGACGACAGTTGCCATGCTTCATTTCCTCGGTTTGTTCAACTCGCGCTCGTTGTGCGAATCGACGGCGATCACTTCGAGCAGGTTGTACAGGTCCTCGGCCCCGTACACGGTCTGTAGCTCATGCAGCGTCGCGAGGCGCCGGGAAACAACTGCCCCGATAGACCGGGGCAGATTCACGTACTCGATCAGGCCGGGGACGTACTGGCCGCGTCCGGAGCCTGTGTCAACGGCGCGGCGCCACGAAAAAAATCCATGTGCAGCGACAGGATCGCTTTGCGCAGCATCAGGCGTGTGCCGATCTCCTCGATGTCGTCCTCGATCAACGGCCGGACGAACTCCGGGTTCGCGCGATCGGGGATGATCTGCACGCAGCCCATCATCTGGTCGAAGAGCGGCTTGGCCATGTCGAACGGAACCTTCGCGAGCGATTTGATGCCGAGCGCGGCGAGACCGGCGAGACCCGACGAAAGCAGCTCGTCGGGCACCTCGACGCCGCAATTCATTGCAGTGAAGAGCGCGCGCGTCGCCCACTCTTCGCTCTGCGATGCGGGCATTTCGGTGATCAGAAACGCCTTGCCCTGGTCGCGGCCGGCGGCCGTCACGGTGTAGGTGAGAGTCTTTCGTGGCATGGTCAGAACGGAGCCGGGTCGACGCTATCCCACGTGATCTGATACTCCATCGCCTGGAGCACCTTCTGCGCATTCGGGATCGCGCGAATGCGCGAGAGAACGCCGTTGGTCAAGGTGTACTTCTTGCCAATCGACGGGATGCGAATAGTGGAGTTTGCCGCGTAGATCGTGTTGTTCGCCTTCATCGCCGCAAGCCACTGCTCGAACAACGTGAGCGACGGCGAATCCGGCATGATGGTGATCGTCTGCGGCGTGTTGTACGGCGTGTAGCCCGCAAACATGTTGCCGTCAGCGCCCTTGCCGACTTCAGCCGGCTCGACGTCGTCGGTCGCAAACATCGCGTCGGCGCCAAACTTCTGGAGCTTCTGCGGCACCGGAAAGATCGTAGCGATCGACAGCATGAAGACGGCGTTTGAAGAAGTGATATCCATGTTCGAGTCCCCTTACTGCACCAGGATGGAAGCCATCTGCAGCACTTGGACCGACTGCCCGTCCATGTACCAGTAATTGATCGGCGGCGATTGGCGCGCGGCGCGCACTTGCGCGGTCGCGGGCAGCACTTGCAGATACCAGCCACGCGTCGAGAGCACGCTATCGATCGCGAGGCCAGCGGCGGCGTTCACTTCGGCGGCTTGTGCTGCGGACAGTGCGACGCCCGCGCGCTGACCACCGAAGTTCTGGAACTGGTTGATCGGGTCCGTGAGGAACGCCTCGATCATCGTGTCGCCGTCGGCGTTGTACGGGATGGAGTTGACCGACGTGAGGCCCGTCATCATCGCCAGCTGGAACTGGTTGTTCAAATAGATCTGATTGACGTACGAGTCGATCCAGTCGTACTGACCGCCGATCTGTCCGTTCGAAAGGAACAGGAAATCGTCGTTGGCCGTCGAGAAGTCGCCGTAGCAGTTGTAGCCGTTGGCGAGCAGGTTCGTGTACACGGTGCCATCGGTTACGTCCGCCGTCAGACCATCCTGCGAGCGGAACGCGGCTGTCGCACGGCCGTTGGTCGCCGAGAAGTCGAGCGAGGCAACGTAGCCCATCAGGAACGCGGCCTTGTTCGCCGGGCCCCAGATCGGCGCGACGCCGGACATGTTGCCCTGCTGGACCTGATAGCCCAGCGACGTAGTCGCCGGCACCGTAACTGTCGGACTCGCATCGGTGTCCCACGCGGCGTACAGATAGCGATTGCCCTGCGCAACCGTCCAGGCTGCGAAGGCCATCTTCTGAGTATTGCCCACGCCGTTGTCCGGATCGAACGTGGTCATGAACGAGCACCAGTTCGTCGTCAGCTTTACGATCGCTGCCATCGCCGTGGCCGGTGTCGCTGCGATCGCGCCTTGCGACGTAACCGCGCCGGTGGCAGTCGTGAGATTCAGACCGGCCGCGAGCGTGCCGGTCGCCGGCGTGATCGTCGAGGACGCGCCCGTCGTCGTCGAAGTGAACACGAACGCGCTTGACTGGCTGTCGTACGTAACCGTCGGGCCACCGGTGAAGGCGGCAGCGATCAGCGTCGCGGCGTTCGAGAAGCTCGTCGCACTCGACAGGTTGATCGCCGATGACGTCTTGACCACGCCATCAACCGTCAACGACAGCGTGCCGGTGAGCGCCTGCAACTGCGTGAGTGTCATCGACGCGAGCGAGCCGCCGCGCAGATACGCGGAAACCGGCGCCGTCGGATACTGGACGAAACGCAGTGCGCCCGGTTTTTTCGTCGAGTTTTTGAAACCGTTGAAATAAACCGAGGCCAATGCAGCTTCAGCGGAAGCCGGGCCAAAATAATTTGAAACCGCCTGCGCCGTCGGAAATGACGGCGCGGACCCAATCGGCGCTCGCGTATTATTCGTCAACATAATGCCGATGAGATCAAGCGCTGAACCGCCAGCGCTAATAACGCTCGGAATCGCGTTGGCGATCAGGGATGCTGGGATCGACATTTATCTGTGCTCCAGATAGGCGCGGCGCTACGCAGGGTAAGTGGCGTCCACGCTTATGATATTGACGCTGAGAGCGTCGGCAAAATCCTGCGGCACTGCTGTGACAGGATTGTACTGAATTACAGCGGTGATTATCCAACGCTGCTCATACTGATTTTCTCCGTTATTAAACGGCATTTGCCGGGCGTCGTCGCAATATAGCGGCTGAATATCAAAGCCTGACGCCTTAAATGAATCGACCGCATATTCACTTCGAAATAGCGTTTCGATCATCGCGGCGTTATCCGCCGAGTTCGGTCCGTGAATATCGATCTGGATCGTCGATTTCGTCGCGCGCTCGAAATTGCGTGTGCCTGGGTTGGTGCCTGGGTCCGTGTAGGTGTCGGCGTTGGTTGACAGGCGCGACTGACCCAGCGGCGTCATGACGAGAAAGTCGTCGCCTACCGGCTCAGACACGCGGTTGTCCTGCCCGGTGATCACCTCCACGCCGACGGCCACGATCGACAGCAGGAACGTGCGCAGCGTGGCGAGCACATCGTCTTCGGTGATGCTGACGGTGGTCGGCATGGTCAGGCCTTCTGAAGTTGAATTGCAAGCGAGCACCAGTCCGGCCACGTCTCGAGCACCTGCACGACGAGCCACGTAGTATTGGCGAGATCTGCGCGCGCCGTCGCACCGAACGCGATCAGGTCGCCGCCCTGCGAGTCGGGGCGATAGACACCGCGCCAGTCGCCGTCGAGCCGCGCATTGCGCAACACGCCCGTGATGTTCAGGCTGTCGAGGTGCTGGATCTGCGGGCCGGATAACGCCTGCACCTGAACCTGCGCGGTGACCGGCGTGGCGTAAGTCGGCGTGCGCTTGCCGCTCGGTGTGGTGTCGTAGCCGGTGCTCCGCGACAGCTGCGCCGCGGTGTTCGGGTTGATAGCGCTGGTGACGCTGTTCGCGATGCCTCTAAGATTCATCAGGCGGTCCGTCCACGATGTCGTATGCGATGGCGTGCTGCATTGGCGCCTGCGCTGAGCCGCGCAGCGGGCCGTCGAAACCCTTCTTGCGGATCGTCGAGGGCGCGTTTGCGGGAATGGTGAAAGTGCCGATGGTCTGCTGGATATCGACGACCGCGGCCTCGCCGGCGAGGCGCAGCGCTTGGTCGAAGTTGCCACCGTTGCGCTGCAGGGTTACACCGACGATCTTTGCCCAGCGCGCGGCTTTCGCGTCTGCCGTGCTGCGCATGAATGATCGGGCGGGCGTGATGATCACCTTGCCGTCGACGATGCGGACCGTGCCGTATTCATTCCAGAAGCCGACGAGCGCCGTGGGCGTGCCGTCCGGTTCAGTCGCGCCTTCTAGAATGCCGGCGCGCATCGTCAACGTGGCGTTGTCGAGGTATCGCGCGAGGGCTGCGTCGAGCTTTGCGCCGCCCGTGACCTTAACGGCACACATAAGGCTGCGGCGCCGGCATGTACCGGAATGTCCGGTACGGCAGCGCCATCTGCCAGAACATCATGCCGTACTGGCTCTGCGTCCAGAATGCCGCGTTCTTGGCCTGGACTGCGACGAGGGAGACGTTCACCGACCCTTCGCCGGCCGATGCAACCTGACCGACAAGCGCAGCGTTATCGCCATTCGAACCGGCAGCACGGCCGAGCAGGAAGGCAATGTGCGCGGTGATGAGATTGAGCAGTTGCGCGCGCGTGGTGAGGTCTTGAACGATCGAACATGGCGAGTTGTTGAGGTACAACGTCGCCATGTTGAAATAGGACGTGAGCGTGTCCGCCGACACCGCCGCGAACGCCGGAAACTGCACGATGAATGCTGCAGGGTCGAACGTGACGACGCCGGGGACGTCGCTCATTTAAGCACCTTGGGCCTGAGCACCGGCAAGGTTGCGCGCGTTGGCGTCCTTGTCGTTGTTCGGATCCTTGCTCGGGTCGATCGGCTCGAAGCCCGTCGTCTCGCCGGACTTTTCCTTCGCTTCGGCCGTGCCGGACTTCTCGTCGCCCGAATCTCTGGCGAAGATCAGTTCAGCCTTGTGCGCAGCCGAGTCGCCGTGGTTTTCCTTGACCCACGTCCACGCCTCGGCATCGACATTCCGGGTCACCCCGAAGCCCGCGACGCTATCGCGCCCGGGCATGCCGCTCACCTGCAACGGTGAACGCTCGTCGCCCAGCACACCGACGAGGCGCAGCTCGCTGCCATCCGGCAATGCGTAGCGGATGCCATGCGGCAACTTGCAGTAGACGGTAACCGTCTTGCCGGCGGTTGCCTTCTTGCTGACCGGCTTGTCTGCCGCCGGCTTGTCGTTCGGGTTCGTTTCGTCCATCTCAGACTCCAAGCATCTGCGCGATGAAGTTCGGGTAGTAGATCACCGCGCCCCAGTTGCGCCCGGACTTCTTCTCCGAGTACGAGGACGAGTGACGCACCACGCCGTGCGCGCGCATGCGCTCGGCGTACCCCAGTTCGCCGGTCGGCTGGCCTTCGACGTTGACGGCGATCATCTGGACGAGGTTGCCGCCGGTCGTCGCAAACTCAGGGATCGTCTCGATCGTCATGTTCGGATAGGCCAGCTTCAGCCGATCCTTCAGCACCTGACCGTAGGTGTTCTGCTTCGTCAGGTTCTGCTCGACGATGTTGGGGATGCCGACCTTCACTTCGCTCTTCGTGTTGATCAGGCCGCCGCCCTGCGCGATCAGGTTTGCCCACAGCGTGACGAAGTCGGCATAGATCTCGTCCGAGGTCTTGAGCGCCCACGTCGTGCCGCCGACGCCCGTGCCCGGCGCCACCGGCGCGACCAGAGACGGGTCGTTCATCAGGCCGTAGTTCTGCAGGCCAGCAACGCCGAACAGGTTGATCGCGTTTTCTTTCTTGCGAAGGATCAGCGCGGATGCGATCTGCTGGCGCGACGCGTAGTCGAGACGCGCTTTGGCTGCGACGGCCATCTGGCGATCGCCCCACTGCGTATTCGTCTGGTAGCCGTATGCCTGGCGTTGCGGGAACACAGCGTTGTGACCGGACATGCCGTTCTCGCTGTAGTCACCGTACGTCGCGGTCTCACCGACGTTTTCCACGACCATGAACGTCGCCGTGTCGGTCGCCCAGTCACCCTTTTGCACGGCGCTATAAAGCAGTTCCGAGTTCATCGGCGAAACGAGCACTTCGATCACGCGGGGGTCGAAGTAGTTGGTCAGCATCGCAGGGATGCCGTTGTTGGGCGTCGTGACCATCGGCCCGGCCGCATCCATCGCCGCAACGAGCTTGGTGCGCGTGGGCGCGTCGAGCAGCTCAGCGCCCTGGGCGAGGTGAATGCCATATTCACGCAGTTGATCGAGTTTCATGCGAAGTTGCTCCAGGTCGAGATCTTGATGACGCTATTGGCTGCGCCGCCCCGTTCCACCGCGAACGGCGTTTCGATGGCGCCCGAGATCGTCGCGCCCTTTGCGCCGAACTGGAGCGTGCCGTCAGCGAGCGTGGCAAACACTTTCTGGCCCTGCGTCGCAACGTTTGCCGAAGTGGCGAAGAACTCACCGCGCTCAGCGACTTCGACGGGGAAACCCGCCGGCACCTGCATGCTGGCTTCCTGCAGGTAGTTCGGCACGATGCCCGACTGGTTGCGGATCGCGAAGCCGAGCGGCAGGCCGGTGCCGGTGTTCTGCACCTGGTTGTCGGTGTCGGTACCCGGCCAGACGAAACGCGCGACGGTCACCGCGGTTTGGGCGATGCGCGAGATCACCGCGATCGGGTTCATCGATGCGCGGTCGCCCGGCACACCGACTTCAGGCTGGAGACGTACTGCGGTCGGGAAGGTCATGATGTGCCGTCCTTAAGCGTGCTTGATGTTGGCGAGCGCCGGAAAGGCCGTCAGCAATTCGCTGGCAGTCTTCTCATCGTTCGCAGAGTGGGTCACCGGCGTGGCCTTGTTGGCGATCAGCACGTCGACGATGCCGCCGTAGGCTTCCGGCTTGTGATCTTCCGGCTTCATGCCGCTGACCTTCAGCGTGTGCGAGAAGATCGCTTCGGCCGAGTCGAACGCCATCGCGTCGATCACGCCGACCAGCGGGCGCACCTTCTCGGCGGCTTTGAAGCGGCCTTCAATCGAGGCGCGCACGCCATCGGTGGCGTCCTTGATTTTGGCGTCCATCGCCGCGGCGTTCTTGGCCTCTTCCGCCTTCTTAGCTTCGGCGGCCGTTTTCGCGACTTCGTCGTCGGCAGCAGCCGAACCGCCTTCGAACTTGGCGAGCAGTTGCTTCAGCAAGCCGGCGATCTCGGCGTTGTTGCCGCCTTCGTCGGTCGTCGTGGCTTCGGGATCGCCGAGCGCCTGAACTTCCTCGAGCGCGGTTTCGAGCGCCTCTTCGACCTTGTCGGTGTCGAGCGATGCTTCATCCATCGCCACCAGCTTCGCGACGTGCGCCTTGAGCGCCGTCTTCTGCTTGGGATTGAGTTTCACGGATTTTCCTTTAACAGGATGGTGGAGTTTGGAATCAGCAACCAGAACATCAGGACCGGCGCGACCCTCAACGACTAAAGCGACGTGATTACCTTCAATCTGCGTCATTTTAATATCGTATGGCGAGCCATTATAGGAGCCGTTTTCGATAATCGGAATATACCGATACGAACTCGATAACTCGCGCTGCTCGTCAGAATCTATTTTCCCGATATATTCGGCGTCCCAGAAACCGAGGCCGTTATTCAGATATTCACCATCGAACGCCGACGTGCTGCCCGTGCTGCCGATAATCACTTCCTTCTTGGGATTCTGGGCAGTGACATGCGTGTGGATGGCGAGGATCGGGATGTTGTTGAACGTGTGGGCCGCCTTCTCCAGCTCTTCCGGCGGGCGGAACACCTGATAGACCTTGTCCGGATCGAGACCGAGTTCGTCGTATTTGGGGATTTCCCGGCCCCAGTACGGATTAACACCGGCTTTTGAAATACGGCTGGTTTCGAGAAACAGCCGGCCGTCGGTATCGGTGCGGCGCACGCTCGATTTATCGAACGCCAGAAAAACCTCTGATTTATTCGTCTTCATCGTCCACGCCCGGGATAATTGGAGCCCCGACGCAGCCGCAGTTAATCAGTTCGCCGGGGAATATATATTCGCCGTCGATTTTAAGACCTTTCGTTAAATCGAAAACCTTCCCGTTTGCTTCGACGTGAGAATGTCGCGGGTTTTTACCACCGCCAACGTGAAGCCAGCGCGCTTTGGTGACACCGAGCGCCAGCTGGCGGGCGCGCGCCATCTGCGCAGTCGCTTTGTTGTTCTGGTCACCGGCGATCAGTTTGGCACGGCGCCGCGTGACGCCGTAGCGCTCCTGAAGCTGATCAGTCAGGTATGAGAGGTCGCGGCCGGTGGTCACGCTGCGCATCACCAGCCCTTCCACCTCGGTCGCGTACTCGGACTGGATAGACCTGATCAGCGAGACGTTTTCCTGCACCGAGGCCTGCATCACCGTGTTGGTGACGAGCGTGTCTTTCATCGACACGCTCATGCCGGTGAGCGCGACGGCGGCCTGCTTCGTCGCGTTGGTGGCGTGTTTGTCGACCTTCGAAATGAACCAGCGCGCGAGATCCGGCGCGCGATCGGCGAACATCTTGCGCCACTGGTTCGCGCGGCGCCGCAGCTGCGCGGCGAGATCGGCGGCCGGCGACGAATCCTGCACGATCTCGCCTTCGCGCTGCCCGTACGTCGCTCGCAGCCAGTAGAGCGTCGAGCGGTGCATCTCGTCGATCAGGCATTCGAGCGCGCGCTGGTAGGCGATACGGTTGGCGGCGCTGGGGCGCGCCGGCCGCATTTCACCGCGCGCTTTGGGAGCGCGGGCGGGCATCAGGAAATCGCCCAAGGGTTTGATTTTCTTGCGCAATCATGTACGATTGGCGTCATCCCGCCATCGTTCTGCACGTTGGGAGAGACGGTTCGGGCAACCGATGATGCATCTCTCGTGGCGGGATACTTCCGAATGCTGGTGAACGCCAGTGTCTTCTTCCCGGTTCGCACTTCCTCGATCACCAGCACCGTGCCGTCGTCCATCTTCCGGATGCTGGCAATCGCGTCGCGTCCAATCTTCGTCGTACCGGCGTACACCACTGAATCGGGATCGTTGACCACGTCGCCAATCGCCGCGATGTCCTTGTCGGTGATCGCCAGCTGACCACGCTTTTCCTCGGCTTTGGCGCTGCCGTGCCGCTTCATCGCGTGACGGACACCGTACATGTCAACGGTGTGTTTGAACCCAGCGATGTCTACGCCGGCCTTTTCCTTTGCGATGCGTGCCGCCTCTTCAGAAACGGTCCCGACATCGACCGTGCGGTTTTCATTGCCGCCGGTGCGCGCCATCTCGGCCAGGCCGACGAGCTCGCCGCCTTTGCCACCGCTCGCGGCACTCGTACCGCCGGAGCTACTACCGCCGCCGCTGCCGAACTTGCCGTCAGTGTCGCGCGGATGATCACCCTCTTTGAACTCGCCATCGGCAGCGGTGCCAGCGTTGCCCGCGCCGTCCGTATCGTTCGGGTCGTTCGGCGGCTCGGGCAGATCGTCAACGTCGAGCGAGTCGTATCCGCTATCCGGATCTGCGGCGAGGCGCGCACGCTCTTCTTCGTTGGAGAGCACGCCGCGATCGAAGTAGACCGCGAAGGTGTCGGCGTTCGATTTCCGGTTTTGGGCTTTCTCGGTCTCGCTGAGTTCGTGCAGCGGCAGAAACGCGTGCGTCAGATCCTTGTCGATCTTGCCGAACTCCGACAACTGGATGACCTTGATCGCCCTGTCGAGCGGCTGCGCAAAAACTGCGCCCTGCTGACTCGCGACGTGGTCGTACCAATTTGACTCGTCGTACTCACCGGTGGCGTTGAAGCCCTTCGGCGAGATGCCCAGCAGCTTCACCGCTGGCGTGCGGCTGATCGCGGCGAGCAGCTCGAGCTGCTGCGAGACGATGTCGCCAAGACCGGACAGCGGCGTATTGACCTGAACGAAGTCCTCGCCTTCCATATCCAGCGTCATCAGGCCGTCGTTCGTGCCCATCATCGACCAGAGCAACGCGCGAGCCTTGAGCGACGTCGCGTCGTCATAGCCGCCGCCGTTGAGCATCTGGCTCATGTCGGTTTTCAGGATCGACGTGCTGAACCGTTTGACGAGTTTCGCGACCGCGATGCGCACCGTGTCGAACCGGTCGACGTAATCGAGCGCCATCTGCGCGAGCGGCACGCCGAAGAAGTTATACGACGGGCGCAACAGGATCGGCACCTCGTTCTGCGCGAAGCGCAACAGGCGCGAGGCGTGCACCGTGCGGCCCTGAACCATCCACGCATCGGGCCGGTAATAGCCCTTCTTCAGCGGGTTGCTGGCGTTGTACGGCGCTGGGTAACAGTTCAGCGGCTCGATCAGGCGGAAGCCTTGGAACTTGCCCTTCGGAATCTTCGCTGAATCGAGTGTGAGCTGCGTGGTTAGCTCGGCGCGGCCCTCTTCGGTATCGGAGTCATCGCCCATGTCGATGAACAGCATCGCACCACCCATGTAACCGGTGGTCGCCATTGCGGCTTTGAAATGCTCCTTCAGCTGAAACTTCTTGGTCGCATCGTCGAGATCCTGCGCGCGCTTGGCGTCGCTTTCTTCTTCCCCGCGGCCGCCGAACTTGATCCACTTGCGCGTCATCTCGTCGGCGAGCGTCTCGACCATCGCGCGGATCAGCGGGTGCTGCGAGAGCAACGAGAGCGCGGCATAGCCGATGAAGTCGATGCCGGAAAGCTGGTTGAATCCGGAACACGCTCCGATCGTGGCCGCCATGTTGTCGCACATGGAGTCCATCGCCAACTCTTGCGGCTTATGATCGGCGGTCACCGTGCCGGGCGCGACGGTGGCATGCTTGAACTTGGCCTGCCAATCCGTAGCTGCGCCTTGGGCGTTATGCATGGCCTGCAACTGCTCGAGCAGCGCGGGACTGATATTCAGGCCACGGCGCGGGCCTTCGACAACTGGCCAATGCGGCTCGGCGCGCGGCGCGCTATCCTGCGCCGCAACGCGGGGGCTGGCGGGTGCCGTCGGAAGGAGCGGCACGCCGCTGACGAGAGAGCGGATCTTGTTGAGCATGGCGCACCGCGGTGGAGTTACGAGAGGTCTTCGGCTTTGTAGTCGCCGGTCGTCTGAGCGGTGGTCGAGGCCTTCGAGTGCAGATGCAGCAACGTGCCGATCGCGACCAGGTCAGCGCGCAGCTCGTCGATCGCTTCGTCTTCGAACTGGTGCAACTTCGCCAGCAAGCCCGCAAATCGGTCCTTCGCTTCGGCGTGGCTGTCGGCCGGCACGTTCACGGTGTCGCCGGCCGGAACGAACGGCGGGATCAACGAGCCGTTCGCGTCGGTGCCCAACGACGCGGTGTCGCCAGCGGCCGGCACTTCAGCCAGCACGGGCGCGTCACCGCTCGAGGCAGCAGCCGATGCCGTCGCGCCAGTAGATGCACCGGCACCGGCCGCGGCGTTTCCCACATCACCAGCCGTCTGCGTCGCATCGGTAGCCGGCGACGTGCTCGAGGTATCGCTCGAAGCGCTCGCCGCATTCGCGTTTCCCACTTCACCTGCGGCCGTGCCGGCGGTGTCGGAGCCGGTGGTTGCAGTCGTCGCAGACTGCGTCGTGCCGCTTTCTTGGCTGGCGTCCGCAGCAGAGACACCGGCGTTTGGGTCTTCGCCCGGCGCGGCCGAAGCGGTTTCATCGGCCATATAAAACGGCAACGCGGCGGCCATTGCAGCCATCAAAATGGATTTGCGGAGGGTGCGCATTTGATTAACTCCGATAATGGGATAAAACCCAGAAAATACCGGTCAGGCGGCCTGCATCCTTTGCAGCGCTTCGGCGGAAATGATAATACCCTGACCGCGCCCCCGAATATATCCATCAAGACTGTATCTAATTCCGTCCATGTGGTGATTATATTTATCGACGATTATCGGAAGTACTTCGCCGGTTAATTTGTCCACCTTGTACGAATATTTTTCAAACTCATTAATCGTGTGAACGCAGCGCGGATGCACGACTATCTCGTCGAATCCAAGCAGCACCGCAATGCCGTCCTCGACCGAGCCGCCCCACTTCTTCGCCGCGTCGATGTTGAAGCCTTGCCGCGCCACCTGGCTGATGGTCTCGGGCCGCGCGCCGTCGGCCTTGATCTTCCACTTGCGGGCACCGGGCACGCCGGGATACTTGAGCGTGTCTTCGGAGGTCCACTCCTTCAGTTGCGCGGGCTTCGCGCCCTCGCGGCCGGCGAACAGCTTCCAGATGTCAGTTGATTCGGTGTGCACGCCGTGCGCTTCGTAGTCGATGAACAGCGTGTTGCCGCGCACGAATGATCGGTTGAGCGTGGTCGGATCCTGCGCGAAGCCCCAGTCCGCGCCGAAGAAAAGGCGCACGCCCGCCGGCGTCTCGAAGGCCTCCACGCGGACTTTGCCGGCGAAAATAATTTCATCCGACCTTTTATTAAATTTGCCGAGCCAGATCCAGTTGTAGCGATCCTTGTCGGTGCGTTCCATCTTGGCGCGCTCGATCTCCAGCTCGTCGGTGAACCACGGGTTATCCGTGTAGTTGGCGCGGATGATCAGGACTTCATCGTCTTCGTAGCAGCCGTCCTCGTCGAGCAGCGCCTCATACGGGCCGATCAGATCGGTCCACGTCGGGTCCGATGCCTTGTTCGGGTTGAATGTGACAATGATTTCCGAACCGGGCTCGCGGATGGTCGGCATGAGGATCTGCCACGACTCGCGCGAGACACCTTCCCCTTCGTCGACCCATGCCACCGTGCTGCGGGCGAAACCCTTGATGCCGTTGACATTCCGGAACAGACCGCGGAATGAAAAGCTGCTGCGCGTGGCCGGCACACGGATCGCCTTGCGGCCGACAACGAACGAGCCGGACAGGTCGCGGCGCTCCACCTCTTCGGACAGTTCGGCGAGGCTCGATTCTTCGATTGAATTCTGGATTTCGCGCAGACAGAGCACGCGCTCGCGCCGCGCCGATGCTCTCGCGGTCAGGATCGACACGACCGAACGGGTCTTCGCCGAGCCACGACCGCCGTACACGATCTTCAACCGCTTCGGGTAGATCAACCGCTCGAGCTTGGCCGGTATCAGGACAGTCGGCGCGGCGTCGGTCTCGTTGCCGTCAATGTCAACGCGCTTGATGACCTCGCGCTGCATGTTGCAGATGCCGAACACGGCCGGTTCGGCTTTGGTTGCGATGCCCTTGTAGTACTTCTCGACCTGGGCGATGCGGGCATGCGAGATCCGGCGCCGGCTCATTTGTCCTGCGCGAGTTGTTTCTCGATCGCTTCCAGACGGTCGGCGAGTTCGCTGATTTCGAGCACATCGAGCTTCGCGCGGATCATGTTGACCAGCATCTGGCCGACGTCGGCGGGCACCTTGCCGGTGGACACGGCTTTCATGATGGCATCGACCTGTTCGACGGGCGTGCCTTCCTCGGGGAAGTCGAAATGCACGTCCGGCGCGACCGGCTTCGCCACCGGCGCCACGCGCATCAGCAACTCTTTCATCAAGACCACGTCGCCCTTTTTGATCGCCTTCTCTGCGATTGATTGATAAAACGCGGCTTCATTCTGGCCGGTTTCTTTTTTAATCGCCTCAAGCATTTTGGTGCGCACGTCTTTACCACGACGGCGGGTTGGCTGTCGATCCTTCGAAAATTGGGTGGCGGGGTTCTTACTCGGCATTTTCCGTACTCGGTTCCGATTATTCGGATTTGAAACGATTATCCAAGAAAAGGGGCGTCGATAATTAACGCCCGATTTTCCGGGCGATTATCAGTACGGCGCGGCGGCGAAATCGGCCGCTTCGGCTGCGACGCTGTCGAGCACGGCAGTCGCGTGGCTCGGGTCGAGCACGGTCAGCTGTTGCTGCAGGTACAGCATCGTGTGAAAGCCGGCGAAGAACGTGCGGCGGTATTCGCGACGCTGCTCGGGCGTCGCGTAGGCCGGCACGCTGCGGCGCTCGAAGATTTCCCACGACGACTGGATCGCGGTGCGGGTGGTGGACGGTGTCTTCATGGGTGCTCCAGGCTGGTTGGTGCTACGGGTTCAACGAAAAACGGATCGGATCCAGAGGATCGCGCCGACGGCGCCGGCGGCCGCGCCGAGAACGTATGTCGCGATGTATGAGGCGACGGTCAGGGTCAGGCTCATGGTTTCACCTCGACGGCCAGCGCAACGGGCGGCATCGTGTGACCGACCACCCAGAGTTCGACGAGCGCTCCACTGGCCAGCGCCTTGAGTTCGTCCGCGGTCGGGCGCCAGAAAGAGACGACGTGATTGACGCCGCCGTCCACGACGCGCGTGATCGGCAGCGCTCCGCATGGCAGCTCGGCCTGATCCCAGCCTTTCGGCGCGCCGAGCACAGCGTTGTTCGAGGGATGCTGATAGCGGTCCACGGTCACACCTCCAACGGATCAGCGACGCGCACGGGCAGCGCTAGTTCGACCTGCTGCGGCTGCAGCGGCAGGATCTGCACGACGGTGCGCGGGTTCGCGCGGTCGATGCCGTGGAACACGTGCTTCTCGCGCACCTGGCGATCGTTGACGTACACGCCGCGCTGCACGAGCACCCGAACCTTTTCGCCGTCCTGCTCGACCGTTTTGTACCGGTCCTGAAGCACGTCGAGGACGACCGACTCGTCGAGGTCGGGCCGCTCGCTGGCGTAGAAAATGTGGAGCGTGACCGAGACGGGGCCGGCGTAACGCACCCGGTACTTCGGCGGGATCTGCCGCAGCGCGTCGCGCTCGTAATCAAGCGCCTTGTCGCTCTTTCGCACCTGCGGCCGGGACTTCATTGCACCGGTCGCTTTGTCCCGATAGCGCAACGTGACGATCTCGCGGCTGTTCGCTTTGCTCGCCGGCTCGCCGAGGATCGTGAAGATGATCGGCTGAGCCATCACGCCACCTCGCCAGTCGAGTCCGTGCGGAATGGGCGCACGGCCGGAGGATTGAGACGGGCACCGCAGAATGTGCGTCCGTCGCACATGGACGGGTTGCATGCTGCACACGTCACATTGCCCGCCACGTCCGGACGTTGCTGGGCGTGGGTTTGCGGCGCGATTGGACGAGTTTCCCCACCACGATCGGAAACTCGTCCAGTGCCGGTTTGCGATTCGGCGCAAAGTGCAGCTTCGCGCACGGCGGCTTCCGAGATCACGAGCATGTCGTCGAACGCGGACAGCAGTATCGAAATCGCTTCGTGCGGATAGGTGTCGCGCCGATGCTTGCGGAACTCGGCGAGCGCGTCACGCATGTCGTCCAGCTCCGCTAACGCGGCTTCGAGCTTGCCAGGCTCAGGCTTAGCCGCGGTGCCCTGTTCGGCCGGTGCGCTGGTCTGGCTCACTGCCGCCACAACGGCGGCCCTCGGGGTATCCGATTCCGCGGCCATCATCATCGCGTCAACGATCGCGTCGTGGATGATCGCGGTGAACTGCGTTTTGCTGCCCGGCAGACGCGAGCGGTCAATGCTGGCGATGCTGCGCGCGACCAGCTGCGCGTGACGGTCCCAATCGACCGGTGGGGTTTTGGTGGTCATGCGTCGGTCTCCGAAAAGGACGGTTCAGCGTGGGTCGGGCCAACGACCGGCGCCTCAGTGGGAATGGATTCCTGGCGACCGATCTCGCGCGTGAGCTCGATCAGTTCCGACTCGGCCGCGAGGATCGCGCGGTAGCCGGCGTGAGTTGCGCGCAGCGACAGCACGCGGTCGACGAGCGGCTTCTGGCGATGCAGTTCGGCGGTGATCGCATCATTGGCCGGGCCGCCGATGTTGAAGTGGCAGCAGCAGAACCACTTGCCGCCGTCGCCGACGGTGCCGAGCAACGGGCAACCGTACGCGGCGCACATGCCCCAGGCGGTGCCGTCGGCGTTCATGCGGGCACCTCGTCGCGGACATCGTCGCGCACCGGTACGCCGCTGATCGGGCGAAGATTGGAGTCTCTCAGCCAGCCTTCGGTCGAGTAGCGAAAGTCGCCATCGCGGTAGCCGAGTAAGCCGGGGGGATGGGCGTCGATCCACCAGTAATCTTCGACTCCAGCGAGGCGCGTGACCGTCACCACACGGCCGATGTTCTCGCTGAAGCGCGGATCGTCAACGCGTACGAGATACGCAAGATCACCCGGTTTGCAGTTCATGCCCGCGCTCCCTCGTACTCGGCAACGCGCGACGCGATCGCCTGCTTCGCCTCGGCCAGCTGCTCGGCGTCCTCACGTGCGTGACGGGACTTGGCGGCCGCAGCGCGCGCTTTTGCACTCCCAATCCCCGACACCAGCGCCTTCAGCCGCGCAAGATTCGCCTCGATGTTGACCGTGGCCGGCGTCTCGGCAGGCCCCGCCAGCATTGGCACAGCGGCCTGTGCGTGCGCCAGTTGCAGGCGCCCTTCCCGCACCGCTTGCGTCACGACCGCTTCGCGGCGCGCGGCGTCGAAACCCTGCGATACGACCCATTGCACCGGGCGATTTACACCTCGCGACTGCTCGGTAATTCTCAGATACGCGGCCTTAAATGCCATTCGCGCGCCGATTTCGTCACCGTCGATGACGCTTTGCGCGACGCTCCACGCTTCGGCGATCTCGTCGGTCCACACGACCGTGTCGCGTTCGTCGCGCGAGCGCAGCGCGATCGACCATGCTTCGTCGACTTCCGGGCGGCCGTCGCTGTCCTTCGGCAGGTGCTTCAGGATCGCCGCGGGCGTCGGCGCGAATTCGCTGGCGGCGACGTGCTTCGAGATCGCGCGCAGCACCGCGTCGAGCGGATAGGCTTCGAGGTTCGCCCAGTACACGGTGAGCACACCCGGCGTCGGCAACGGTTGCCGCGCGGTTTCGTAGGCCAGTTCGAGCGCGTCCTTGAACGCGCGTTTGTCGGTCGCTTGCATGGGTCAGTGCTCCATGTCGATGACGTTGGGATCGGATTCGGGATCTGCGGCAAGCCATGCGTCGCCGTTGCGCTCGCTGATGGCGCGGCGTTGCTCGTCGGCGGTGAGGCGTTTGGGTTGGGACTGCGATGCGATGACGCGATCGACGTAGACCGGCAGACAGCCGATGCCGCCTTTCGCGCTGGCGATTGCCGTTGCGACCGCTTTGTCGACGAACTCTGCCGTGAAGCCTGCGTTGACCCAGCCGGCGAACACGGGCCAGATTTTTTTGCGGTCGTGGATGCTTGTCGGGTCAGCCTCGAAACCGTGCTTGGCCTTGAAGTGGCGCAGCCATTCGCCCTCGTCTTTCGGGGTGAAATCATCGCGCCCGCTGCGCGCGGGTTTACCACCTACGATGACAGAACCACTGTTTACTTCTCCCTGTCCCTCTCCCTGTCTCTGTCTATTGCGATCGGGGGGCGATTCGGGGGGCGATTTTTTATCGGATCGGGGGGCGATAGGTTTTTTATCGGGTTGCGATCCCGACACGATCGCGACGACCTGCTTCTTACGCAGCGTTTTTGATTGCGGTGCGACGGTCTTCAGCAGTTCGACGGCCTCGATCACACGTGCCGAGATCGCGTCGATATCAACCTCGACGCCCCAGCGCTTCGCGTTACCGGCGGCGCCCGACAGACTGGCGAGCAACTTCTCTATCCACGCTTCGAGCGACTTCTCCGCGACGACCGGATGATAGAAACGGCCGTCGGCGCACTTCACCCAGCCGCGGAGTGAATGCGCCTTCACTTTTTTCCACGCCTTCGACTGCGACAGATGCGCGAGCATGCGGTCGTCGTCCGGCAGACTTGCGGCCGGGACCTGATGCCAGCTTTCGAGCCACAACGTGATAGCGGCCGCGCGCTCGTCACCGGTGCCGAGGATCCACGTCTCGGACGTGAGCAAACGCTTCACGTCGAGCGGCATGAACCCGAAATCGCGCAGGTTGCAATCTGCTGGGGTGAGAGGATTCGGGAAGTCCGTCATGCCGCGACCTCGTCAAAGTCGAAGCCGGACAAGGGGATATTGGGAGACAACCAAAGGGTCTCCGTGCGAAGAGCAGCTCCGTCTGCGCGACTCGCGCGCCGAACGACTTTCCAATCCGGATAGAGCTCACGATATAAATCGCACTCGTATGCCGACAGGACGACGAAACCATCGATGTCCCGCAAGACTGCGGCGAGCAGCCGATGCTCGAAGTCAGTCAATTCATGCTGATAGGCATGCCGGCGCCCTTTTTTATGACGCGTGCTATGCACATAAGGCGGATCCACATAGAACAGTGTCTGCGCGCCGTCGTGCTGACGTATGACGTCGATGGCTGGACGGTTCTCAATAACGACACCGCGGAGGCGCTGAATTACTGCGCGGAAGCAGTCCGGGTAGTTTTGCCAATCGTGTGCGGGAGTTGTGCCGGATCGATTCGAGTTAGCGCGGAAGCCGGACGGCTGGCGTGTCACACCTGCAGAGCCGAAGCTTTGGAACGAACGCGCGACCGTGCGCCGCGCCTGCTCAAGCGGGTCATCGGAACGCTCATAGCTCTCAACAAACTCGGCCCGCGCGAACGGCGTCAGCTCAAGCAGCTGTGCGAGTTGCTCGCCCAGGATCGGATCACGTGCTACGCGAAACAAGTTCACAATTTCGCCGTCGAGATCGTTGTAGACCTCGGCATAGCTGCGCGGCTTCCGCAAGAGAACCGACGCAGCTCCGCCGAAGGGTTCCACGTAGGTGCGGTGCGCCGGAAAGTGGCTGATGATCCATGGAGCAAGACGCCACTTGCCCCCGTGATAACGCAGCACCGGACGTGTCGGTCCTGACATGTATTACCCCTGCTCTTCTCGCGTCCCAACCTGTCCCACGCTGTGTGCAGTGCAGCAGCCGATAAATCCGGCCGCCGGCGCCAACGCACGCCCGAGAAACGCGTTGTGACAGCTCATTGATGCGTCCCGGTCTGGGACGTCGACGGACTGACACCTGAAATGTCGGCGGGCAAGATGCCAACCATGCCGAACAGGTGGCTCTTCACCGCGCGGGCCAGCGCCGATGAAACGCTCTCGATGCCGTGCATGCGCTGGAAGAACACCAGGGCTTCGTACGTCGAATCGTCGAGGCGCGTTTTCACTTCGTTGCGATACGGCGCGCGGTTAGCGGTGCCGGGGCCGCGGCGCCGGGCGCGCCCGGGGGCCGACGCGCGGCCAGCTGGTGTTGAGAGGTCGTTCATACGGCCGCCGGGAGTTGCTCAGTCGGTGCGATGAAGCCGTCTGGGACGGGCTTCCCCAGTTGCACGGCCGCGCCGATCACCATCGCGGTCTGCTTCTGGTCCAGTTCGTCGGGCCACTGAGAGATCGCACCTTTGGTGATACCAAGCGCGCGCCCAAGCGCCGCGCCATTGCCGCCGAAGATGTCGATCGCTTGTTTTTTGGTCAGGTTCATCTGGAAGGCTCCGTTCACATTGCCAGCAGTATAGAACCCTAAACTCAAAAAGGAAAGCGATCTAAACCGCGTTTGGTTTAGATTCCTAGACCATGAATCTTGCTGAACGAATCCAGACTGTGTTAGACGAGGTCGACGGAATCGACCAGGTAAAACTGGCCGAAGCCGCCGGCGTGACCAAAGGCACTGTGAACCAGTGGCTAACCGGACAAATCAAGTCGATTAAGCTCGAGTACGCCGTTGGCATACAGGAGCGGTTCGGCTACAACCCTGTGTGGCTGGTCATGGGAAAAGGCAGCAAAAAGGTTCCGGGGATACACCACGAAGACCCTTACGATCCGATACCGTTTCCAGAGGGCAGACGAATTCCAGTTGAGGGCATGGCACAACTTGGCGACAACGGCTACTGGGCCGAGATCGAATATCCAGTAGGACATGGCGAGGGCTATCTGGACTTCCCGTCTCGGGACAGAGGCGCGTATGGTCTGAAGTGCAAAGGCGACTCTATGCTGCCCCGGATCAAAGACGGGGAATATGTCGTAGTCGAACCGAACCATCCGGTCGAGCCGGGCGACGAAGTATTGGTCAAGGCTACGGACGGACGCGTAATGATCAAGACGTTCCTCTATCAGCGCGCGGGCCGCACCCATTTGATGTCGGTGAATACAGAACATGCGCCGCTGGCAATCGAAAACGACAAGATAGAGAAAATGCACTATGTTGCAGCGATCGTGAAGCCGTCGATGTGGAGACATGAATGAATGTCGAAGACGGAGCTCTCGAACAGCTCAAGAAACAGGTGATGGAGCTAACTGACGGCGCGATTGCCTACCGCGAGGGAATTAGAAAAATCAACACCCTCATCTTAGACACGCTCAGCCCGATGAAAGAGCGTGTAGTCAAAGAAGGTCATCCGAAATACGCTCCGGGAGAGGAAAAACTGGTGGATTTCATCACGAAATTGGTCGACATACTCTCGGAAACGGTGAGCGGAGTGGAAGAGGCGCAGAAAGATGGACGAGGTTAATCAACTGATCGCCAGGCTGAAAAATCCTCCACCACCTCCTGAGCCGCCGAAGATTGACGGCGGAGGCGGAGATCGCCATGATGGCGATATGGAAGCACGCCTAGCCGCCTTGGAAAAGGGATACCTCGAAACTCGGGACCGCTTGATTAAGATCGAAACGCGGATGGAAACGCTCGCGTCTAAAGAGGATCTGCACCGTGAAACGCACGCCCAGACATGGCGCATCATAGGCGTTGCGACCCTTCTCGTAGCGGTTGTCTATTACTTGGCCAAGTACGTTCACTGAGGCGCGTTGCCCGTGGATGCCCCCGTCCCGCCTTTGCGGGATTTTTTTCGCGTCAACTACCTGGCAGCGCTCTAGCGCCAACAAGGCACATGTTTGGTTTCCTGAAGCAAAAGCCTCCAAAGAAAATCGGCGGCATGATCGGATTTTTTGGGCTCGGTGATTGGTGGCTGAATACGCTCACCGACGCGGAGCGGAAGCAGCTGGGAGGTGACCGCCTGATCGAAAGGGACATCGTCGACGCGATCACTACCCGCACTAAGTATTTCACCGGTTTAGCTAACGGTTGTGGCAACGACTCCACGCCCGTCTTATATCGCAAGCTTATGGATCAAGCAGAAGCGGCACGGAACGATGACACGGACCTCTTCGGCACGCACTTCATGCTCCACTCCCAGACGACGATCTACCGGAAAAATCGCGATAAATGGCCTGGTGCCCTAGAGGCATTCGTGCGCGCGTGTCGGGAACAGGTTCGGATTTCTGCAGGGGTCACCCAAGCTTTTAAATCGGATACGCCAATCTTGCCTTCCAAAGGAGCGTTGTCCGACTACGTTGCCTATTTGCAGGAACGAGGACTTCAAGGCGAGTTACACACTCTTATCGAAAGAGCCAAGAAAGAAGGCTGGCCAGGAAAGTGGTCTTAAAACTTTCCCTCCCTACTCACTGAGCGCCGTCGTCTATCCAGCGACGGCGTCTTTTTTTGCGCTTTTGGTTTAGAACACTTGACTGCTGAAGTTTAGTTTCCTACACTGCCTCCAAGTTCAAACGAACACCGAGAGGCGACCAGATGGCAACCCTTCTTCCCCAAACCGAAGCAACCGGCGACTACGTCGTCGAACGAGATCTGCATCGCGCGGATCAGGCGCAGGAACTGGCAGAGCAGCTGCGCGAAGCCGCGAGTGACGCCTCGTCGCTGGACGACGTGCTCGAGCACATCAGCATGTATCTGACGCCGTCGCAGCACGCTCGGGCTAAAGCGCTGCTGCAGCGCCATGACTACCGCGCTCTCGGAAAACTGCTGTGCGACGTGCATGAGCAGCTGGTCGCCGCTCGCGTTGCGAAAGTCGCGCCGCGCCGCGTGGTGCTCTGGGACGAGGTGCAGTGATGAGCGTCCTCGCGAAAGACCTGATGGAGCTGCGCGCGCTGCGCGGCAACGAACACGGTGCGCTGGTTGAGCACCTGATGCGCGCGATCGCGCTGAATCTGATCGCGCCTGGCGTGCGTGACGAACGCTCGGGAGCCTGACATGACCGAATCATTCGACATCGTCTATCAGGGCCGCGCGATCTCCGCGCCCGTCGATTACGACCGCGGCATTTTCGGTTCGGACTGCGGCGTTCTTGACGCACCGCAATGTATCCCGTGCGGCTCGACCGAGTCCATCGACGGCCACGACGGCGTGTTCCACGCGACCTCGTACCACTTCCGTGTGGGGGCGTGACATGCAGGTCTCCCTCGAAAAAATTCAGGAAGCGATCGCCACGCTGCACGCCGCAGAGAAGGCGCTGCTCGAGTGCGATTCGAGCGACGGCAGCAATGGCGCCCTCGCCGGCCGCTGCGCGATCGCCGCGGTGTACCTCGAAACCTCGGTTGCGATGGCCGGCGAGCCGGTCCGTCACTTCCGCATCGTTGGCGAGGCCTGACATGGTCACCGCTCACCAAATCATCGGTGCCGTGATCGCGTTTTACGCGGTGATCGCGGCCTTCTGGCGGGGCCGGTCATGACTGCGCCGTTCTTCTTCCGCCGCGCTGCGGGCCGAATTGCGCGTGCATTCGGATTTATGCCGAAGCGCGAGCCGGTGCGGCCGCTGACCGAACGCGATTTCAGCATTACTTACCTGCTGCTCGGCTTCACTGCCGGCGCATGCGCGATGGCTCTCGGGTTTTCCTTTGTTCTCACCTTTTCGGGGAGGTTTCTGTGCAACTGATCAATCTGGATCTGCGCCACGTGCGCACTGGTGTTCGTCTCTCTCGCGCCGAGGTCGTCGAGGCGCAATGGAACTCGCTCTGCGCGCGCACCGCGCGCCGTCAGCGTGACGCGAAGGCTGCGCTCGCTTGCCGTGGTGTCGCGCCGCGCGTGCTGATCGGTTCGCTGTATGTGCCGCATCACGTCGCGAAGCACTTCCAGCACAGCGACAACGTTGGGGGTGTGCTGTGAAAACCGTTCGCGCTCTCGCCCAGCTCGTCGGCCTCTGGCTCGTCATCACCGCGGCGCTCGCTGCTGCGGCGCTGGTCCTGTCGCCGATCGATCCGTTGCATGGAATCACCCCCACCCACTCCCGAGGTCAAGTATGAACATAGCTGCCGCAGTCCCCGTTATCGCAATGGACGCCGTCGAGTCGTCGCAGATCCACAGCCTGGGCTATGACGCCGCGAGCGAGACGCTTGCCATCCGTTTCAAGAACAAGACCGGCGCGCCGACGTCGCTCTACCACTACGCGACCGTGACGCCTGCGAACTTTACCGCGCTGCGCGACGCCGAGTCGATCGGCTCGCATTTCTACAAACACATCAAGCCGTTCCCCGAGCGCTTCCCGTACGTGTGCATCGAGAAGATGCCCGCGCCTCAGGTGTCGGAATGAGAGAGGTGCGCGACATGTTCTGGATCGTTTGGTGTCCGACCGGAACAAAGCCGCCGTCCTATCGCCACCCGACCTACGAGTCGGCAGTTGCAGAAGCTGAACGTCTCGCTCGCTGCTCCGGCACCGCCGAGTTTTACGTCATGGCATCGGAAACGATGCGCAAGGTCGACAGCATGCAACGAATCGACTTCGACCGTCCGATGCCTTTTTAACTGACAAGGAAAATCCATGTCCACAGCAGTCACCACGTCGCGCCAGAGCCTGGTCGCGAAATTCGCCGACAAGTTCTCGATCGAGCCAGGCAAGTTGATGTCCACGCTCAAATCGACGGCGTTCAAACAGAGCGGCAACAACGAGGTCAGCGACGAACAGATGGCCGCGCTGCTGATCGTCGCCGACCAGTACGGTCTGAACCCGTTCACGAAGGAGATCTACGCCTTCCCGGACAAGGGCGGCATCGTGCCGGTGGTCGGCGTCGACGGCTGGGCCCGCATCGTCAATGAGCACCCGCAGTGCGATGGCTTCGAGTTCACGTACGCCGACGACTTCACCGACTTCAGCAGCAAGCAGGTACCGGTGTGGATGGAGGTTCGCATCTATCGCAAGGACCGTCAGCGCCCGGTAATTGTGCGCGAGTACTTCGACGAGGTCGTGCGCCGGAACATGCAGCCTTGGCAGTCGCACCCGAACCGCATGCTGCGTCACAAGACATTCGTCCAGGGCGCGCGGCTCGCGTTCGGCTTCGCGGGGGTATTCGACGAGGACGAAGGCCAGCGCATCGTCGAGCGCGACATGGGTTCCGCGCAGGAAGTGCAGCCGGTCGTTCAGCCGCAGTCTCGCAGCGCCCGCGCCGCATCGCCGGCGATCGCACAAGCTGACGCCGACGGCGTGATCGAGCAGCCGGCCACGCAACGCCAAGCGGAACCGGTGCAACGCGCCGAGCAGTCCGCGCAACAACCGCAACCGAAAGCGCAACCGCGCACGCGCGCCGCGCGCATGGAATCTGAAAACTTCGAAGATCCGCCGGCCACGCCGGTGAGCGACAGCGTCATGCGCATTCTGCAAACGAAGATGGAGCAGAACGGCATCAACGAGTCGGACATCAAGAAGAAATTCGGCTTCGACCTCGACGGCGTGACCACCGCGAACTACAACGCGGTCGTCGAATTCTGCGAGAACCCGGCATGACGCTGCTGTTCGATCCGGTCGAGCACGTCTACACCGTCGGCGCGCAGCGCGTGCCGAGCGTGACGCAAACGCTCGCGCCACTCGTCGACTACTCGCAGGTGCCGCCGGCGGCGCTTAAGCGCGCGCAGGAACTGGGCACGGCCGTGCACCGCATGACCGAGTTGCACGACCTCGACGACCTCGACACGGACAGCCTCTCTCCGGAGTTGCTGCCCTACCTCACGGCGTGGATGCGCTTTCGCGCCGAGACGGGATTCGTGCCCGAACTGATCGAACAGCGGTTTCATCATCCGGCGCTCGGCTTCGCCGGAACGCTCGACCGCACCGGTGTCATCGGTGGCCGCCGCGCCGTCGTCGACATCAAGAAGATGCTGCGGCTCGGCCCGGTAATCGGCGTGCAGCTGGCCGCCTACAAAGAGCTTTGCATCAAGAACGGTGTGCACGTCGAGGACCGCTATGGCCTCGGTCTGCGCGCAGATGGGACGTATCGGCTCGTCCCCTTTAAAGATCCGCACGACTGGCCGGTGTTCCTGTCGCTGCTCACCCTCCGCAACTTCAAGGACAAACATGGACTCGCAAACCCAATCGCAACCGCTGGTTGATCTGAAGGTGAATCAGCCCGACCAAGCGCTGTTCAAGTCGGCGATCAACGCGCTGAACACGGCCAAGGCTTACGAGATCGACAGCGCAGACATGCGCGACCTCGCCGCGCGCGAGCTCACGAAGATCAAGACGTTGCAGAAGGACGTCGAAACGAAGCGCAAGAGCATCACGCAACCGATCGACGCCGCGAAGAAAGCCGTGATGGCGCTGTTCGCCGCACCGACCGACTACCTTGAGCAGGCCGAAGTGATTCTTAAGGGCGCCATCCAGCGTTTCGACCGCGCCGAAGAACAGAAGCGACTCGCCGTGCAGGCCGCGCTCGATGAAGCCGCACGGCAGGAACGTGCGCGCCTGGAACAGGAAGCCGCGGCACGCGATGCGGCGGCGCAAGCCGAAGCCGCCGAGATCCAACGCAAGGCCGACGAAGCGGCCGCCGCCGGCAGAGTCGAAGAAGCCGCACGTCTCACGTCCGAAGCGTCCAGTCGCGTCGAACAGGGCGCCGCAGAAGTGACGATGCTCCAGCAGACCGCGACGCTCGTCACCGCGCCGGTGACCGCCGCGCCGCGTAAGACGGCGGGCGTGTCCACCCGCATGGTCTGGAAGGCCGAGGTCAGCGACAAGCTCGCACTGATCCGCTACGTGGCCGAGCACCCGGAATACGTCGATCTGCTCGACGCGAACATGCCGGCCGTCAACAAGATCGCACTGGCGCTGAAGGCGAACTGCCCGCTCGCTGGCGTGCGCGTGTTCGAAGACGCCGTGCTTGCCGCGCGCGCCGCGTAACTGCCCCGCCACCACTGGAGCCACCATGCCCATGCTCGAATACGAAAACGTCACCGCGAAGATCACGTCCGTCACGCCGCTGAGCGAGAAGCACGGCAACAAGCGCGTGCCCGCCCAGTCGCTGATCATCAAGGTGACGCTCAAAAACCGCCGCCTCGACTTCTTCGACGACCAGCTGCGCCACGCGTTCTACCGCGTGCCGGACGGCGAAGAAAACACGCCGTCGCTCGGAATCGACCCCGACGACCTCGAAGGCCTCACCGAGAAGCGCTTCCCGTGGATGGCGCAGGACATCGAAGTCGAGCGCGAGCTCACCGGCTACACGCTGATCATCGACTACGGCCTGGGCGACGAGAAGTCGAACATCGAACTCGAAGCCAAGAAGATCGATAACTTCAAGATCGGCATCCGCGATCACGGCCTGTTCGAACTCAGCCATCGCTTTATCGTGCATCCGGACACGCTGGAGAAAGGCCGCATTGAGGAACTGCTACAGCAGGAAATCAAGGTGCATCTGCGCGCGCCGAAGATCCAGGAGCAAGGCGAACTGCCGCTGCCGGAGAAGCGCGGGCGCGGCCGGCCGAAGAAGACTGTCGCCGAGAAGATCGCGACCGACGGCGATCCGTTCGCCGGCACTGACATTCCGCCGCTCGCCGTCGAAGACGGCGACAGCGAGACGCCGCCGATCGTATCCGAGGATGACGACACCGACGCTGGCGAGCAAGCCGCGCGCGACGGCGGCGCATGGCCCTTCCCAAGTCCGGACGCTCGGGCCCGCCACTAACAGTCCGTTACGGGCACCGCCAATCCCGGCGGGGCGCGTTTGAAGGGGCGGCCAGCACGGCGCCCTGCTTTTTCCCGAGATTCCAATGCCCGGTGCCTACTACAACGAGAACAACCGTTACGCCGCGCAGCAGTTGCGTAACCTGATTGCCGCCGGCCACATTGCCGCCGGCGACGTTGATGAGCGAGATATTCGAGATGTCCGACCTGATGACTTGCGAGGCTATACACAGTGCCACTTCTTCGCCGGAATCGGTGGATGGTCGCTCGCGCTTCGGCTCGCTGGATGGCCCGACGACCGACCTGTTTGGACTGGTTCCTGTCCGTGCCAACCTTTCAGCGCGGCAGGCGCAGGACTTGGATTTGCTGACGAGCGGCACCTTTGGCCCTTCTGGCACTGGCTCATTGCGCAGCGCCGCCCTGCAAAGATCTATGGAGAGCAGGTTGCGAGCGCAACTGTCGAGCCTTGGATCGACCTTGTTCAAACTGACATGGAAGGCTTGGACTACGCCTATGTGTGTATCCCGTTCCCGTCTGCGAGCGTCGGTACGCCGCACATCAGAGACCGCGCTTACTTCATGGCCGACGCCGACTACGCGCGATCACAAAGACGGCGAAGAGTGCGCGAACGTTCCGCTAAACGCTCTGCTCGGTCGAGTGGCATGGCTTGCATCCTGGCCCACGACCACGACCACGGATGCCTTGCGCCACCCATCGACGGATTTCTCGACGTCGAACATAACGCTCAATCATGCGGCGGTGTTGGCCTCATGGCCCACCCCCACATCGGCACTAGCGGACAAGGGAGTTCGGTCAACGGAAGGCGGAATCCGCGAAGCAATGCGATCGCATGGGCCCGACCTTGCGGCGGCGTCGTGTCTTGCGAGTTGGCCGACGCCGAACTGTCATCCGGACGCGCCGAACATGAGCGCGAATCGCGGCGACGGCCAGAGAGCCCGGAAAACGCTACAGAGTTTGGGTGCATTAGCAAAGAGCATGCTGCCGGCCCGACTAACGGCTTCTGGCGAGTTGCTGACTGGCTTCTATGCCGGGACAAAAAGTGGCGGCCAGTTGAGCCCGGAACATTCCCGCTGGTTGATGGGTTACCCGCCAGCATGGGCAAACTCGGCGCCCGGCTACGCCGACTGGCAGAAGTGGCAGGCCTTGATACTGCAAGCCTCAAACGAGCCAAAGCCTATCGAGTCGGAACTCTGCGCGGATACGGAAACGCGATCAACCCGCACCAAGCCGCCGAGTTCATCCGCGCGTCACGCGAAGCAATCGAAGGCTGACAAATGATCCACTACCACGGCACTCCCATCACTCCATCGACAGCAGCAGCGCGCGCCGTCGCGAGCGGCCACGCGTTCGTGTCGTTCCAGCATCCAGAGCAATTGGGACTGGCAATCGACATCGCGCAGTCATTCGCGGTCGACAACGGTGCTTTCTCCGCGTGGCGCAGTGGTGCGCCGGTCACGGACTGGAGCCGCTATTACGCGTGGGTCGCCGAGTTGCACCGCTATCCCTCGTTCGACTTCGCCGTAATTCCGGATGTGATCGATGGCGATGAAGCGGCCAACGACGCGCTGCTCGACGAATGGCCATGGCGAATCCGCGCGCCATGGGTCGGCGCCCCGGTTTGGCATCTACACGAAAGTCTCGATCGGCTTGAACGGTTAGCTCTCACGTGGCCGCGTGTTTGCCTCGGCAGCTCTGGCGAGTTCGCGACTGTCGGCACGCCGATCTGGTACACGCGCATGGCCGAAGCAATGGACGTCGCTTGCGATCGAGACGGCCGGCCAGTCTGCAAGTTGCACGGCCTTCGCATGCTGAATCCTGACGTCTTCACCCGCTTTCCGTTCGCCAGCGCTGACAGCACGAACATCGCACGCAACATCGGCATGGACGGCGCGTGGCGCGGCCCGTACACGCCACCAACGAAAGAGAGCCGTGCGCAGGTGATGCGCGACCGGATCGAAGCCCATCAATCACAGACATTCTGGGTGCGCGAGCACGCCCACATTCAGAGCGCGTTCGAACTGGAGCTTCAGGCATGAACAGCGCCGACCGCCACGCACTCGCCCTTTCCATCGTCCACCGTGAGGCCGCACGCACGCTCTCGAAGGCCGACTTCGATCTGTGCATGCGCATCGCGAAGCGTGCTATCGGATATCTGCCAGACGAATATATGGCAAATATTCGTGACACGGATATTCAAAAAATGCTCGCTCGCGACGTTGCAGGCGATCTGTGGGACGCCTCTATCCGCTGCGATTTCGACGAGTTCAAGACCGAGGTAGCGCGCGCTCTTGCAAGCACGGCGCGCGTGTTGCCCGAGCAGCTGACGCCGCCGGTTCAAGACGTACTCGGGCTGATGCTCTGGAAGACCACGCCGCTCGCGCATGCGTTGCGCGCCGGCGGATTCACGATCGAACGCAAGACCGAGACCGAGCAGGCCGTCGCGTTGCATTGGCTGCTCGGCTTCGCACTCAAGGATGGCGACGACTGGCAGAAGACTGCGGCCGTCGCGCTGCGGCAACTGACCGACGCCGCCAAACAACCGGGGGATACACAACCATGAGCACCATCGTCAACAAACGGAAACTCGGCGAGAAGGTCAATGCGCTGATCACGAAGCGCGATCCGGATATCGGGGATCTGGCCGCAGTCGGCGACGCGCTCGCGGCGGTGATGACCGACATCATCGGCGCACCGTGCCGCATTGAAATCCGCTGCAACGCCGACGCACTCGAAAAAGCGATGACCGGGCGGGAGGTTCAATGATGAACCGCCCTCGCCTGAACGATTCACTCGCCCCCGACAACGTGCTCTCACGCATGGTGCCCGGCAAGACCTACGGCGCGTACGCGCTCGCGGCCAAGTTCCATGTGCGGACCGCGAAGATGCGGCCGGTGCTCGAGAAGATGGTCACCGTCGGCATGCTCGAGCTGAGCACGTCGCAGCCCGGCAACCTCGGCTTTCGCCGCGCGAAGGAGACGGCCCAGCCGGTCGAGCAGGAACCCGTGCTCACTACCATCGCGACACCGCCAGTGCTGGTGCGGCTCGAAGGGACGTTGACGGGCTACGACAACGAAATCGCGCGGCGCGTGGCGCTGTGCATGCTGGTGAGGGGAAAGCGATGAGTATTCGCAAAGAAAGCCGTGTCTCATTCGAAGCGTTTAACTTCTCTAAGCAGGCCATCGCTTGCACGATCGAGCCCGTCCCTGAGGAATCGGTAAGGAGCTCCATATGCATCGTGGCACGGCACGTGGCCGTTCGGGAAATCCGAAGGCTCGTGACTTGCGAGATGGATCGCTCTGGTCAAGTAGTTTCTTGTATTTATGAGATCGCGCGCGGCCTCAACAGTGGCTATGCCGGCGATTGGAATGCCGTTCAAGGCTTCAAGCGTCTGAGCAAGTCGCCTCCTATCACGTTGGCGGTCCGCTGTCGTTTCAGTCATAAGCGGATCGCTTTTCAAGCGCTCGATAGAGTCCACAACCGAATGAGCGTCCGCCGCAAAAGATGCGGCCATACCAATCAAACGGGCTGCTTCAGCCCGCTCCTTTTGCATGTCTCGCCGACGTTGCAGCCAATGTTGCAGAAAGACAACTCCGAAAGCGCCGCAAATGGCCAGTATGGAACCGATCGCTTGAACCCAAGCTGCAATCACTTGCTGAAGTGCGGCTGCGGAGGTTTCCATGCGTGAACTCCCGATTTTGTTTTCTGGCGCGATGGTACGTGCGCTGCTCGACGGCAGCAAGACGCAGACGCGGCGCGTTGTGAAGCCGCAGTTCGAGCGCGAGCCGGTCGACGTCGTCGACGTCGTGCCGAGCTGGGACGCGCCGACGAACTACGACGGCGAAGTGCAGATGAACACGACACACGGCAAACCGTGCCCGTACGGCGTGCCCGGTGACCGCATATGGGTGCGAGAGGCGTGGCGCGTTGGCAAGCCTCACGACGCCACGCGGCCGCGCGACATGCTGCCGCCGCTGGTCGGGCGCGGTCAAGGCGTGACGGTTCTATACGAAGCAGGCGGTGCGCGCAGCGTCGGTCCGGCTGGACGCGAAGAACCGGTGTATCCGGACGACGCACCGATGCCCGAATGGGCCGGCAAGCTGCGGCCGTCGATGTTTATGCCGCGTGCGTTCTCGCGCATCACGCTGGAAGTCACCAACGTGCGCGTCGAGCGGTTGCAGGACATCAGCGAGGACGATGCGCGCGCCGAAGGCGTCGAGAAGAGCACCGACCCGATCCATCCGTACGCGTTCGCCTACGGCCGGCTGTGGGAGGAGCTCAACGGGAAAGGATCTTGGTATGCGAACCCGTGGGTGTGGGTAGTAGAGTTCGTGCGCGTAAATCAGAAATCAGCTTCACCGATAGAGACAGGGTCATCCACATGACCGATCTCCCACTTATCGGCTGTCACCGTTGCAATCAAATCGCGATTGCGGTGAAAGATCTCTTGATCGGTACCCCCCTGGCCTTTGGCAAGACTGAGCAAAGTCGTTCGACTGATGGTGATCCGACGCTTGTTACCGCCGAGGGACGCGAGTGCAGTGAAAGCATCGCGATCACCATCGGGTTCAAGCGGTCCAAAGTCAATCAACGTGTGTCCATGAGCCATAGCGATCTCCTTGTTTTGCGAGGAATCCTAGCATGACACAAGTCCGAACCGCCAAGCCAGACGTGGGAGCGAAGGTGACCAAACTGGCGAAAGTGCCTACGATCCAAGAGCTCCGTCAGAATCCGAAATATGTCTCAGGTATGTGGATGCGAATCTCGTCGTCTATGTCCTCGCCAGCGTGCCGTCTCGCGTTTGCGGCGCTGAGGTCCACAGCATCCAGCGTTGTTTTGACGTTGTCAAAGACGTACTCGATTTCCGACTCATTAAGCCTCGAAATCGTCGGCGCCGGAGACTCCGGAGTTTCCCATTCGCCGCCGAAGATCAAAACGAGTCTCCAGCCCAGCGCAACTCCGTCTTCGTCGACACCGCCAATGAGCCACGATGCCGTCATGGTCGGAACACCATACGAGCGGTCAAACACGAAGGCCGCCGTGTCCGGTACCAAAGCAGCAATCCGTCTCGCGAGCGCTTCAGCATCCGCGTTTTTCTCAAACCCGGTGAATGTTGTCATGCGCCGCCTCAAAGCCCTTAGTTGCGAAATCCTAGCATGACCGAAACAGCAACCCGAATCATCGAAACGACGCGCCGCGCCTGGAGCGTTTCTGGAGGAAAAGCATGATGGAGCGTGCCCTCACCCTGAAGGAAGCTGCGGCGCTGCTCGGCGTCTCCTACTCCACTGTGTACGCCCACAAGGAAGAAATGGGCTTTTTCCAGATCGGAAACCAGTGGCGCATCTGGCCCGACAAGCTGAAATTCTCCACAGAGTACAATCCGAACCGACCGGCGCGGACGGAACAAAGGAGCAAAAAATGGCAATCCGAAAGCGCAAAGGCTCGGACGTCTGGCACGTTGACTTCCGCGCGCCAGGTGGAGAGCGAGTTAGACAGACTACTGGAACGACCAACCGCAAGGAGGCTCAGGAGTATCACGACAAGCTGAAGCATGAACTCTGGCGCGTCGCGAAGATGGGTGAGCGGCCGGTGTACACTTGGGATCAGGCAGCAGTTCGTCTGCTCAAGGAAAGTGTGCACCTCGCGGACCACGTCAACCGCGTCATAATCATCGGGCATTTCCGGCAATTCTTCGCGGGTCGCGAACTGGCGTCGATCACCCGGGATGAGATCTTCGACGCGTTGCCGCAGTGGGACCAGCGGTGTAAGCACAAGCAGAAGCCAGTCGCACGGGCCACGCAGAACAAGTATCTCGCGACGATGCGGATCATGCTGAAGCTGGCCGCCGAGAAATGGGAATGGATCGAGCGTGCGCCCAAGCTGGAAGAGATCAAGCTGTCGAACCGGCGCGTACGCTGGATTACCAAGGCCGAGGCCCAGCGGTTGATCGCTGCGATCCGCGGCGACTGGATGCGGGACATCACCATACTCGGGTTTGCCACCGGCCTGCGACGCGCTAACCTGCTCGGGCTGGAATGGTCACAGGTCGATCTGGTGAACCGCCGGGCGTGGATCCACCCTGATCAGGCCAAGGCGCGCAAGCCGATCGGCGTACCGCTGAACGACGATGCAGTCGAGGCAATCCGGCGGTGGATCGGCAAGCATGAGACGAACGTGTTTGTGCGTAACGGCAAGCCGATCGGGATAAACAGCTGGTGCAGCGCACAGTGGGATCGGCAGTGCGCCCGCGCAGGGATCCAGAATTTCCGGTTCCACGACGTGCGTCATACCTGGGCAAGCTGGCACGTTCAGGCTGGGACGCCGCTAAACCGGCTGATGGAATTGGGGGGCTGGGCGAAGTACGAGCACGTTCTCCGGTATGCCCACCTGGCCCCGGACCATCTGGCAGAGCACGCCAACATGGTCACAATCTGGGCACAACCCGACGCGGAGAACGTGCAAACCCTTGCTGCGTAA